GAAGTTTATGCTGATGTATGTAAATAAAGTAATGAGCAGTAAGATAGGATAGCTATGGGAATAGATATAGGAGAAATATTCGAGGAGGAGTTTGGTGACTTGTCAGGGAGTAGTGCTTTAAAGAAACAGCCATCTGGTAGGAAAGGCAAAGTAAAGGATTTAGGAGGTCAAGAAGTTGATTCTGGCAAGCCATTGTATGATTATGGTGCAGATGTAAAACGTACATTAAGTGAGTTTAAGAAAGCAAAGGGAAAGGTACAGACAGGAGTTGGCGAGTTAACGGAGTTTGATTTACTGTTGGATGATGTGTTGGGTCGTCATAGTAAGAGGTTGAACAGCATCATGGAATTGATGGATGACGAGGATTTCTACAAGACGATCAAGGAGTTGTTGCCTTATGCACGTCAGAAGTTGAAGCCAAAAGAGCAAGTGAGCCACGTTGAGCCGAAACCACTTAAAGTTATTATTAATAGGTAGAAATGGAGTTAAAAGGCACAAGAGTATTAGATGATTTAATCGCATCATACGAAACAGAATTTCAAGAGATAAATGCAAGGATGATAATCTTGTATGGTGGCTCTAGAGCAGGAAAGACGTGGGCATTACTTCAATTCTTCGTATTTCTAATGGCTACAAATATAAGATGGAGAATAACTGTATGGAGAAATGAAAGGTCAGTATGTAAGAATACTGTAATGAAGGATTTCGAGAATATTCTATTATCAGATACAGATTTATTCGATTCATTTTTAGAGCAAAGGTCAAAGAATACTTTTGTTTTCAAGTTAACAGGTAGCTCAATAACATTTGAAGGAGCAGATAGTATTGGAAAGGTACTAGGAATGACACAAGACATTTCATTCTTTAATGAAGTAACAGAGTTTAATGAAGCAGTATTTCTTCAGATTACTCAACGTACTGCAAAGTTTGTTTTTACAGATTACAATCCATCTAAATCATTCTGGTTAGAAAAGATGATGCACAAAGAAGATACACTTCTAAAGCATTACACATATTTAGACAATGCTTTTTGTCCACCTAATATTGTTAAGCAGTTAAATGGATATAATCCTAATATTCCTGAAAATGTAGAGAATGGTACTGCTGATGATTATATGTATCAAGTTTATTGTTTAGGTAAGAAAGCTGAAAAACCGGGTAGAGTTTACAAAGAATGGGAAGTTATTAGTGGCGATGATTACGATGCACTACCTTACGAAAACCTATTCGGATTAGACTTCGGATTGAATTCTCCTACTGCATTAGTAAGGATGAAGTTTGATGGAGATTATAGGTTGTATGTAGATGAATTATTGTATAAGCCTATAGTAACAATGAATAAAGGTTTAGTTGAAGAGTTTGCTACAATAGATGAATTACCTTTAGGCTCTGAAATAATAGCAGATTCTAAAAACACAGATTACATAGCTGAATTAAATAGAGCAGGTTATCTAGTAATAGGAGCAATAAAAGGAGCAGGCTCAATCGGAAAAGGTATTGCAGATATTCAGAGATTAAAGGTTTATATGACTAAACGTTCAGAGAATATTGCAATAGAGAATGAGAATTATTCATGGAAGTTAGACAGATACGGAATACCTACAGATGAAACTAATCCTGTTGATGATCACTGTTTGAAAGGAGATACATTGATAAAGACTAGAGAAGGTTACAAGCCTATAAAAGACATAAAAGTAGGAGAATCTGTTTATACTAGAGCAGGTTACAATAAGGTTGAATGGAGTGGTGTTACAGGAACAAAAGTAATCAACAAATACACATTTTGGATTAATGCTTATAGTTATTTGACTATCTTTGCTACAGATAATCATTTAATTAAAACAGACGAAGGATGGAAAGAAATCTCGAAAGTAAAGCAAGGACAGAAAGTGTACCTAGACAAGAATTCAATGGAAAGGTTTATTACCAATATAGAGGACAACGCTACTTCACAAAGCACAAGCTCAAATTACACAGAGAAGTATGGAAGTTCTATAATGGAGAAATACCTAAAGGAATGCACATACACCACATTGATGGAAACACTTCAAACAATGCGATTGAAAATCTCGAATGTATTACACCTAGTGAACACGCACAAAAGCATGAAGAAGCTAAGACAGATGTACAAAGGAAGAAACGAAAAGAAAACCTTGACAAGCAAAGACATCTTGCTATTGCATGGCATAAATCAGAAGAAGGAAAACAATGGCATAGAGAACACGCAAAAAGTCAAGGATTCGGATATTTCAGAGAGCTTAGAAAGTGTGAAGAATGTGGAGAAGAATTTATTGCTAAGAAACATCACAATAGATTCTGCTCAAACAATTGCAAGTCAAAAGCAAGAAGAAAGTCAGGAATTGACAATGAACGAAGAATATGCGAGAATTGTGGAAAGGAATTTACAGTCAACAAATATTCTAAGACAAGATTCTGTTCAAGAGGTTGTAGTAACAAAAGTAGAAGTTGATTATGGAAAAAGGGAAGAAGTTTATAATCTACACATAGAAAATGTACCTGAATATATTGCTAATGGAATGTTAGTACATAATTGTATGGATGCAATACGCTACAGGATAGTACCTAAATTAGCTGAATTAGGGTTGTAGTTAAAAAAATAATGCTATACATTTGCATAATTAGAATAAATTATTAACGTATGTTAGAAAACTTCAAGAAGAGTATAGCTCAAAAAATGGTTGAGTATGCTTATGAAAGAGATTTAAGTGGAGAAGATTTCTACTTCGATTTGACATCCCCTAGCTTTAGTGGTGCTGATATAGGCTCAAACCATGATGTAATATTAAAACATCCATTGTTAACAACAGCAGTTGAGTTTACTTCACAATTGTTTGCACAGGCTGAATTCTGGGTTGAAAATGAGAAAGGAGAGAAGGACTTCAGACATAAAGCATTAGAGCCATTAAAGCACATTGATGGAATAATGAGTACATCAGACTTCTTAGAAGCAGTTTATTTTAATAAGATAGGTTATGGTACTGCTGTAGTAGAGAAAGTGCAGTCAGCAGTAGGATTTAAGGACTATTCAGTTAGAATACTTGATACTACAAAGATTATATTCCCTACAGTAACTAAAAACAAGTTACGCAGAAACAATTTCGATAACTTAAAGGTATTGTACGATAGAGAAGGAGAGAATAGAGAAATACCTATTAAGAATTTAATGTTTATACGTGATTTACCTATTTCTCCATCATTACTAAATGTTATTGATAACGAAGTAAACATCAAATACAAATTCATATCTAAAAGTAGATTAGATGGTATTAGACAAACTTTATCAAATACAGTAACTTCTCTTATTGCTAAAGATATAATCCTTAAAACAAATGGAAAAGAAGTAATATCTTCTAAGACAGGTGTAGGTACAGGATTTCCTTTATCAGATACAGATAAGAAAGAAGCACAAGATAAGATGGATGCTAGTTTCGGACTAGGAGTAGGAAGAAACAGAATGTGGATAACAAAAGCTGCAATAGAGCATAAATCATTACACATACCTATAAGAGATTTAGGACTAGACGAAAGTGTCAAAACAGATGCAAACATAATTTATGCTGCATTAGATATACCTAGAGATATTAAGAGTATTGATATGAAGAAAGCATCATATCAGAATCAAAAAGAATCAATGGTAGCATACTTTCAAACAGTATTAATGCCTATCTTAAAGGACTTCTTAGAAACATGGAATAAAGCATTTGAAGATTTATTACCTAGAGGTAGTAAGATAGTAGGAAGTTATGATAACTTACCTATCATGAAGTTTATTACCGAGCAGAAGTACAAAGGAGTAGAAGCTAGAGCAAAAGCATTAATCTCATTGCGTAATGCAGGAATACCTGATGATGTAGCATTAGAAATGATTGATTTAGATTCTAGCATTAAATTAAAAGAAGTTACTAATGGAAAAGCAACATCAGAAGAAGAGCAAGGAAATCAACAAGGCTCAAATGGAGAAAATGAACAGGCAACTTCGTAAGAAGAAGAAACAAATATCTAATGACGAGATAGTATGGAAGCAGAATTAGAAAAAATACTTGCTAATAAAGACAAGTTAAAAGCAGAGAAGTTAGATACTTTAAAGTTTGCCGATGCTATTGCTACTAGAATAGTAAAAGATAAGACAACTTCACATAAAAGTGAAGCATTTAAAAGTACATCAACTCTTAAAACTATAATAGGGAATACTTACAATTGGCTTGATAGTCACAATGATGTTCACGTAAAAGACTGTTTTAAACAATCTTTAGAAGAGAACAAACAAGTATTCCATTTACATGATCATGAGTTTAAGATTTCTTCACAAGTAGGAGAAGTTAAGGATGTTTATGAACGTTCAATGGCATGGAAGGATTTAGGAGTAGATAAGGAAGGAGAAACACAAGTATTAGCGATGGACACAGACATTTCTAAGACTTATGATTCTAGAATAAAAGATGATTATCTATCAAACAAGATTAATCAACATTCAGTAGGAATGAGATATGTTAAAGTTGATTTAGCAGTCAATACTACTGATGAAGATTACAAAGAAGAGAAGAAGCTATGGGATGAAACTATAGACTTACTAGGTAATCGTGAAAAAGCAGAAAGTCAAAACTATTTTTGGGTTGTAAAAGAAGCCAAATTAGTAGAGATAAGTTGTGTGTTAAGAGGGTCAAATGAATTAACACCAACAATCAAAGAGGAAGCAGCACAGTTAGACGATGCTGATATTCAATTAATTAGAAACACTTTAAATTTTATCTAAGATGGATGAAAAATTGAAAGGACTTCTTGACGATATGAACGCATCGTTCAAAACGTTACAAGAAAAAGGAGCAACTAAAGAAGAGTTAGTTGCAATGAAAGCAAAGATGGATGAAGTTAGCAGAGAGAATGCTGATGAAATCAAAAGACTTACTTCTATTATCAAGGAGCAAGGAGAAGCTATTCAAGACTTCAAGGACTACGCAGGTACTTCTTTTAAGTCAGAGTATGAGCAAATTAAGGAGTTTATCACTGAAAACATTGATAAGATTTCTGACATTGCAGACCAAAAGCATGGATTTGTCGATTTCGAATTGAAAGGTACAGTAGCACCTATTCTTACAACTACAAACGGAAGTGTAGTAGGTACTCCTTCTGTTGATTCAGCAGTTAATGTAAACTACCGCAGACCTAGTTTAATGCCATTCTTCGCAAATGGAAGAACTAGCAAGGTAAATCACACTTATAATGAATCAGTTCCTAAAGATGGAGATTTCGGATTTATCGCAGAGGGTACTAAAAAGCCACAAGTTGACTTTATTTTCAAAACAGTTTACTTATCTCCTAAGAAAGTAGCAGGTTTCGAAGTAATTTCTGAAGAAGCTAGAGATGATGTAGCTTACTTGATGTCAGTTGCTCGTACTTACTTACGTGATAGACATGATTTGAAGATTCAAAAAGGTCTTTTAACAGGTGATGGCTCAGGACAAAATCCAGAAGGAGCATTCACTATAGGTCGTTCATTTAATGCAGGAGATATGGCAGGAGCTGTAGAGAATCCTACATTAGTAGATGCACTTTATGCTGCTGCAACTGATATTCGTACAACTCACAACTTTACAGATGAAGAGCCTTACAAAGCTAATGTAGCTCTAGTAAATCCTATTGATTTCTTCTTAGGAATAACTTCTGCTAAAGATGGTGATGGTAAAGCAATGTACCCTGTAGGAGTAAATGCTGAAATGATTAACATCGGAGGTTTAACAATTGTTGCTGACGAAGATGTACCAGCAGGTAAGATGTTTGTTGGAGATTTAAGTAAATATCACTATGATACTTACAAGCCATTCTCACTTCGTATCGGTTGGCATAATGATGACTTCATCAAAAACCAATTCGTATTACTAGGAGAGTCAAGATTCTTCTCTTATGTGAAGATGTTAGACAGACAAGCATTCTTGTATGATGATATTGCAACAGTTAAAACAGCGATTACAAAAGCTGCATCAACAAAGACAACTCCTTCATCAGCAAGATAGTAGTAACAACATAAATTTTTAATCATGGCAAGAATTAGCGAAGAAGATTTCAAGAAGAGTGGAAGAACTTATAAGAATGAATCAGTTTCATCAGATAAGATAAAATCATTCAAATTAGTTAAGGTTGAGGTAATCAAACCTTACGGAGATTTCAAAGTAGGACATAAATCTGAAATGTATGAAAGCACTGCTAACGCATTGAAGTTATACGTTAAGATTTTAAAGTAGTATCTGTCTTAAATTAAGTAACAATGATAGTAAAAAGAGAAGATTTTAAAGGTTTGTTATACATTCCGAATGCTAATGACGTTGCACCTAATTCTAATTTATTAGGTAATGTTGTAATGTTAGATAGTTTTATTGAAAAATATGAGCCTGAATCTTTAATTTTAGTATTAGGTTACGATTTATATAAGAAGCTAGAAGCAGAATTAGAGAACGATGGAACAATATCTGATCCTAATTCTGCTTATTATAAACTTCTTAATGGAGAAGGTAGGTATAGAGGTTTAAAGACATTGATTGCAAGCTATATTTATTACAAATTTATAGAAGGCGATGATAGTCACTATAGTGGTGTAGGTAATATCAAAGAGAAAGCAAAAGGAGCTAAAGACGTAGGATTTAGAGATAAAGCTGTAATGGCATGGAATCTATTTTACGAGCATACTATTGGTGGATTTATGACAAACCATACAAAGCCACATTTAATTTATAAAAGGAATGCCATCGGTCTTGTGTGGGATGGAGATACAAACAATGGTTATCAGAGTTTGTATTCATATCTTACAGATAACAGAGATGAGTTTCCTGAAGCTACATTGAATTTGAATTTAAGAAAACTAAATTACTATGGAATCTAGATATGATGTTTTAGAGCAAATATTTAGTCAGATTCCTACGATACAAGGTTTCAAGCCTGTATTCGAGTATGGCTCACATGAGGACTTGCTACGTTTTCTTAGTATGAAACGAAAACAAGGAGTGGCTTATTATCCATTAATATGGTTAGTAACTCCTGTAACATTCGGACATGGATATTCAAATGTAGAATACGATAAATTAACAATTATAGTAGCTACATTAACAAATCAAGATTTAAGCAACAAAGAGAGAAACGAAGTAACATTTAAGGGTGTATTAAATCCTTTAGTTGATTACATTGTACATTCTCTGAAAACAAATAGAGCAACTTCGTTGAAGGAAGGGTATTCAATTACAGATTACTTCAACTATGTAACTAATGACGAAAAGCAATCCAGTGATTTATGGGATGCTAAAAAGTTAGAATTATCAACTTACTTTAGGGATAACTGTAAAGTAAATAATACACATTTTTAAAGATGGGAAACGTTTGTACAAGTGCCACAGGTGTCTTAGGATCAAAGACAGGGCAAGAATGTTTAGAATCTGTTACTACTAAATTTATCCTTACAAAAGGAGATTTCAAATTTAATAGTGTTGCAGATTTCGGAAACAAAGCTAAATACGATGAAGCGATTTTAGCAGGAGAGATAGCTCCATTAGCTGATGTATATGAATTTGCAAATGCGAATACAGAAGCATCATTCTATGAGAGTTTAAACTTCAAGAAAGAAACTGCAAAGGCAGTTAAGGTTTACAATGCAGAAGCATATTTGAGTTTATGTTCGCATTCAATCTTAAAATCTTACGAGAATTCTGATTTTGTTAGAGTTTTTGAAGTAACTCAAGATGGATTTATCATCGGAGTTTTACAAGCTGATGGAAGTGTTAGAGGACAGCTTATGAAGTCTTTTGACGTAGGTATCAGAAACTCTGCAACTAAAGATAAAGTACCTTTTACTCCTATAGTAGTAACTTTTGCTGACTATGAAGAGTTAGAGGATAATCCTGTAATAGTTGACCCTGATTTCAATCCTAACATGGATTTAGGTGGAATTCAAGAGGTAAGACTAAATATTGATTCTGCAACTGCAACTAAAATTGTAATTAATCCTACAACTTATTGTGGTGGACAGTTTATTTCAGGATTAACTGATACTAACCTAGAATTCTTAAAAGCAGATGGCTCTGTTCAGACAATTGCGTCAGTAACAGAAGATTCAACTGCTGAAACAATTACTTTATCTGGTACTTCATTTGTAGCAGGAGAAGTAAGAATTAAAGGATTAGTAGATGTTAATGGATTAACTGTTAAATCTAAAGGATATAAAGTGATTATCTAATAAACATTGCTTTAGTTAAAATCCAAATAATTACAAAGCCATGCTTATTTTTAGGTATGGCTTTTTTTAAATACAATTATTATGCAAGTAAAATTTGAACAATTCACAGTTACAATTTCTAATGATGTAAAATCATTTAAGGAATTTGATTCATTAGTACCTGATACAGTACCTTTGAATTACAAAGAGAAATTATGGGAGTTATATGAAAGTAAACTACCTAAAAAAAAGAAAGAATCTAAATCAAAAACTAAACCTAAGAATTGGGATAGATAATTGTTATGGGATATAAATTATTAGAATTACAACAAAGAGTTAAGGCTTTATCAGAAGATCACGATATGGCAAGGTATTGTTTTGACTTAATTGAAGATAATACTGATAAGGTTATGTTTCCCCAGAAAGAGCAATTATTTAGAGATAGCATTGGTAGTGATGGTAAAGCATTAGGTTTTTATGCTAGGGATTATTATGAAGGACATTTTAATTCCGATATGCAACACGCTTTACACACTAAACATGAGGGTGACCCATTCAGTATGCGATGGAGTGGAGAGTTTTTCAAGGGAATGAGTATTGAAGTTGAGGATTTACGTGCTATTTTAAGTTCAAGTTCTCCCTATTTAGACAAGATGTTACAAAATAGGGAGTTTCTTACAACAGAGTTTTTCGGGTTAACACATGAAAATATGTTAAAGCTGATAGATAAATATTTATATCCTAACTTAATGGATTCGATAAGGGAGAAAGTCCTTAAAATACCTAAAAAATGAGCAAAGAATTAGAAGAAGAATTAGCTAGGATAAACAAACCTATTTCCTTACGAAAAGTCAGAGCGATAGATTTCTTTGATGCTTTAAAAGAAGAAGATTACAGTATTGTAAGTGAAAGTCAAGAAGAATTCGAGAGATTACTTAATGCTTATGAGAAACTAACATCAGAAGAAGATGCTAAGAGTGGATTAGCAGAAAACTTTGATAGAAGGATATTAATATTTACAACTGCGTATAATTTATTAAGAAATTTCGGATGGGTTGAAGAGCAAAAAGAGGTTTTAGCTAAATTCAAATTCAAAATATCTGAAGAAACATTAGATGCTGACTTGATACGATTGAAGAATACGATTGATAGGATAAAGATGGAGTATGAAAACTTCAAGAAAGCAACTAAAGGAGAAGGAAAAGAAAATAAGCCAAAAAGTAACAAAAGGCTAGACACTTATACTATTTTTGCAAGATTAGAAGTGAGTTTAGGATTTTCATTTGATTATGAAACAATATCACTTGCTAAGATAGCAGGATTAACAGTAGCATTAAGAGAGAAGATACAAGCAGAAACTCCTAATGATGATAAAAAACACAACTAATGAGTGGAAGAAGTAGTGCAATAGAAGCTAGGGATTTAGTTTCGGCAGAAGCAGAGAAGGCAGTCAAAGACTTAAATGACTTACTAGAGAAGTTGTTAAAGACTGCTGATGGCATTTCAAAGATTAACATCACAATATCAGATGGTGGAAGTACAGAT